GGCCCACGCCTCGGAGCTGGTGACTAACTCTACGAACTGAGCGAAGGCTGCAATTACAGGAGTGATGGCTTGCACCATGCCGACCAACAGCGGAATGAATGCTTCCGCTGTCATAATCAACTGGCTCGCCATAACCTCGCCAACCTCAGCAAAGGCAGTAGCAAGGGGCAGGACAGCTTCAACCAGCTTGCCGAGGGTGTCTCGCAACTCATCCGACATGGCGGTAAGGGCGATGAACCCTAGAACTATGGGCGACCTCAAGCCAATCAAAGCGGAGATTTTTCCTAGCCCCGGTATCAGCCCGATTAGACTCCCACCAGCAAACGCACTCAGCGCTGTCGCTGCACCCATGATGATGGGCGCAAATTTTTGGAGCGACTCAGAAAGGCCACCCACCGCAATTTGACTTTCATTCAGGGTTTTGAGCGAATCCGCCAGCCCATAGATGAACTGCGATAGTGGTGCAAGCAACGCCGTGACTGCTTCTTGCATCTCGTTGAGGAGCGGAGCGAAGTAGCCACCCTCACGAACAGCAAGCGAAACTTGCTTCGTGAAGTCGTAGGAAGCTTTGATGACCGGGCCGAAGCCTTCTAGCAGCACATCGCCAAAAGCGATCTGCATGTCGTTCAGCAGACGAGGGAACGAACGCAAAACTTTTCCGGGTTCGAGCATTGCCGCCTTGTAAGTACCAGCAACTTTGGCGGCTTCCTCCAGCACCATGTTCGTGATGGCCTGCTGGCGCTCCTGCTGAGTCAAGTGCGTAGTTGTCTTGCCAATCGACTTGGCGTAATCCTCGTAAGCCTCAGACGCGTACTTCTGGATGCCCACCGAGCGAAGCAACTGCGAGTTGCCCGTCTGAATAGCATAGGTGAGCCGCATCGCTGTAGCCGTCGAGTTAGACTGGCTAATGACAGCCAAGTCCTGAGCAGCACGAGCAACCTTGGTCGCATCAGCCAAGTCAATTTCGGCCTTGGCGAACAAGACGGCGATCTCCTGCGCCGAACGCATCTCGATGCCTTTTTCCCTAATCGCATCGGCAGCATCACGAAGAGAACCCTCAGCAAGACCTGAGGATTTTTCGATCGCCACCATCGCCGTGTCCATCTCGGCCACCGAAGCAGCCGCCATGAACGAACGCTTTGCCAAGACAGCGGTAGAAGCGACCATGGCCCCCGCCGCAACAGCAGCAGTCTTCAGCGACTTGTCGAGGACCGACACTTCACTCTGAGCAGCTCTAGCCTCTTGAGCAAGACGGCCAAGCGACATCGAGGCAACCTGCATGTCCCGCTGGAACTGCACCATTTCGGCGTACAAGCCGACTGTAAGTTCACCTGCGACGTAGGCCATGCTTCTTGCTACCTTTGCTTGGCGGCTTGCTCACGTTCCCAAGCTCGAAGCTTGTCGTGGGCGTACCACCCGACCAACTCATCAGCCGAAAGAGGCCGATGGGCCGGAGAGCCGAACACGAGTTCCTCTACCGTCCTTCCCAGCCTTTCGGCCAAGAAGAACAGGTATCGGTACTCGGGGTCTTCTAACTGTCTTTTCCCTCTGGCTCGACCCCTTCTTCAACGGACATCCCCGACATCTCCATCGCCACCTTGGCAACGACTTCGACTGCCTTGGCCGACTTGTTCTGAATCAACTCAAAGTCTTCGGGGCTGTCATCAAAAATTGGGGTACCGGTTTCAGGGTCAAATGCGGTGGCGATCACAAGCATCGGGTAGAGGCGACTGATGTCAACTCCCCCGTCGCCCGTAGTAGCCGACTGGAGCATACGGCTCCTCATGCCAGTGGAAAGAGTCCGCACTTCGACATCGACATTCCACTCGGGAACATGAACAAGACGTTTGCCGATGTCGTCGGCGGCAACAATGCGGTCACGGAGGGACACTAAAAACTCCTATCAGGAAGTGGCTCGGGTCACGGCTCCAGTGATCTGGAGTTCGAGACTGATGGGAACCATATCCCCAATAGCCGGAGAAATGTCGTAACTCGTGATGTAGGCGCTACCCGTGAACTTCGGGTTGGTTGCGCTCACCGCTGACGAGTTCGCTCGGAACTCAAACAGGAACGGCGTGTCAACGTTCGCAAGGTGATCGGTGACAGCATCATCGAGCGTCTCATCGAACATGCCGCTGGTCGAAAGCGTGGCGTCGTACATGCCGATGACGTAGGTCTTAGCGGCTGTGCCGAAGGCCGAAGTTTCTGCGGTGTCGAAGCTGCGACTGAGCGAAATGTCGTTGAGGTAGGCGTCGATCTGCAACGAAGCAGAACCAGCGCCAGAAGTAGGTTCGATAGCAAGGTATGCGTCCTTGCCGTGACGGAAAGCCATGATGGACTCCAGTTTCTATCGGGAAGTCAAAGTGACGATTGGGACGTAGGAACCGGTGGTTCCACCTGTCACCGTGAAGGTGACCTTCACATAGCGCTCGATTGCGCCTGTGATCTCAAGGCGCTGGTAGGCCGTGGCACCAGCAGCAAACGTGTTGAAGTCGGAAGCAGTCGCTCCCGTGACGGCGGTGTAAGTGCCGCCCGAAGTAGTCGAGGTCGTGATGGCGATGGTGAGATCACCGGCATCACGAGTGTTCGTCGGAATGTGAACATGAGCGAGGCAACTGCTGGCAGTGGTCACCGCAGTTGCACCACGGTCGATCGCTGCCGAAGTCGCCGTAGCCGAAACCGTGGACAGGTCACTCAGCGCCACCCCGTTCTGAACTCCCTTCGACCCTTGAACCTCCAGTGAGGTCGAAACGATGTCGGAAATGACGGCTGAAACGTCGTAGCTGCTGATGTGGCCGAACATGATCGAAGCTCGATCGCCTGCGGTGAGCGTTCCGCTGCCCGAGTAAATCACTGAAGTGGTGACCTCGTTCTGGTTGTTGACCGATGCGAAAGCTTCTTGAACTGCGGTGTCGGTGCCAGTAGTTGACGCTTCGTACATGCCGCTCAAGCTGAGAGTTCCGTCGTTCTGGCCGATGACGTAAGTTTTGGCATCGGTGCCAAATGCGCTTGTCTCAGCCGGGTCCGCCGAGTACGAAGCACTCGCATCGTTGAAGTAAGGACTCAGGTTGTAGTCGTTGAGAAACACGCTTGTGTTCTTGCCGTGGATAAACGCCATCAGTCATCGTCTCCCTCTTCAACCTCATCATGCTGATGAGTAGTGGCCTTACTGCTAGCCTTGACAAGCTCAATGTCGCCACGTTGGATAAGCCACTTGATGTCATTAGACGGGAGGTCGCTTACGACATCGCCAACGTCAGCCGTCTTGCCATTATAAAAGAGCTGGCTATTCACTCGGTACTTTGCCATGTACTTGTCCTTGGGCAGCCCTGACTGGATTTACCCAAGGAAGGTCACAAGGACACGGAACTCCAGAAGCAAAGCCACAAAGGGCACGAACTCGATTGTGACCTGAGCCTATTGCTGGCCCGCCAACCGGTTCAAGAGCCGCCTTGGTTCTTTGCCTTACAACGGTTACACGAAATCGACCACGGCCTCGTCAAACTCTCGGCAAGCAACTTGTCACAACGCCAGCAGCGAGGAGACTCATCTACGGTTGACGACTCGCCGTAAGGATTCGTCATAGCGGCCTGACCACGGCGAAGTTCATTGAAAACAACGAACGCCCATTGCTGTCTCGTGAAATCAAACCGGGCATCCCATTCGGCTCGACTCGATGATACGTCTTGTCGTTCACCGTCGTTTCGGTGAGGTCTACAAAAATCTCAAAGACCTCTTGGCAGTCGGACCGTCCTTGCTCATACGAAGTGTTGCGAACGTAAATCTGCATCTCCGGCCGGACAATCTTCGTTTCCCCGAACGTATACATCGGCGGAGCACCCGAGTTCTCGTAGACCGCCATGCAATTGTCGGGTGACTCAGGCATCAGTGAAAGGAAAAGATTTGTGCCTAGAACGTACTTGCCACTGCTAGCTGCATACACCGAGTCAAGATACTCACCCATATCGGTCAGAAGTTGAGTGCTCATCTAGAAGACCTTCGTGATAACGCTGCCGCAACTGAAGCAGCGATCCACTTCGGAATTTCGGGAACACTGTGGAAAAGCGGCTGAGTCAGGTACTTGCGCTTGCCCTGCCCGTACTCGGGTGGAGCCTCATGAACCTCCACGGCATAGTTGCGGGCAGGGAAATCTCGGCCGAAGCCCATAACGACTTCGATCCTCCCTATGCCAGAAGCAGTCGGATAATCCACGAATCCCGACCGACGAAGTTCGCCTGTGACAACCGGAACGTAGTTCTCTTTTGAGTCCGTCATGATTCTCTCGCCAACTTGGTACAGCGCCATGCCGACTTCTTCCACCGTTGTATCGGCAGCGACCGGGATGTTGTCCTTGAGCTTCACCGTCATCTTCATTGGCAGCTCTCACAAGAGTCAGGGTTTTCCAAGTCGCAAGACGACTCGATCACTTCGTCCGCATCAGCTCCCCAGTCGATCACACCTTCAACGAACGAGTACAAGTTGTGCTCAACTACTTCTTCGGGAGAAAAGTTTTCGGGAGTCATGCGAACGTCACAATCGTGTGGTCAAGCCCGTCAACGAAATCAAAGCGCTCAACTGAAACAATGTCTGGCGTTGACCCGTCGGGGAGCGTAATCAAGTCCTCATAGGTGAGCGTGATGTCGTTGATGTACGCCCGAGTTGGCTGAGTCAACTCGTCAATTTGGGCGGTGCCGCTCAAAACTTGCTTCGGCTCGACAAAAGCTTTTGCGGTACGAGCAGTTCCGCTATGCACATCCTCACCGTAAGCGTTGACCGAACTTTTTGGAGTGATCGTCACAACGTGTGGGTAATCACCCACGAACTGCCAGTCGATTGAGATAGCCATCAGTACGCCCGGTGGTAGTAATCGTCCGAAGTTGTGCCACGGAGGTTGTCCATGCCGCCCTTCCGGCCAAAGATTTCCTCACGCTCTGTGTCGTCCTGCCGCAACTGCTTGTCGCTCTTGATGTATCCAGAAACGAACGGCGAAACCGGGTAAGCATCTTCCTTCGACATCAGCGAGTCCGCAAGCGCAAGGTACTGCCGGTGCTTAGCGGCGAAGTCGGCTTGAAGGCCACCGATCGAGCGACTCATGTTTCGAGCAAACTTGGCAGCGATTGCACGAGCGGCTTCCGAAGCCGACCGGTTCGGAGTCCCATGAAGATTCACGAAATAAGTGATCTCACTATCCG